TCTTTTAAATAGGATGACACCATTTCAAACTGCTGTTGTGTCATCGAATCAATAAATCCATCAATACTCTCTTTCGATTCGTCTGCCATTACGATTCGTTCTTCTTGAGTGATAAGAGTCTTCATACATTTACCAAGAACACTGAATCCTGCCTGTGCTTCATCTTCAGTGAAGTCGACCATAGCATAACTCGGATAAATCATCTCGATAGATATATCATCACTTAATTTTATGATGTTACTCTTCTTACCAACCTTACATTGAATCTCACCAATATCAACTAACTGTTCATTGTCATGGTCACACTCTTCGCAAGCAATGTTTAATGTTACAACTTCACCAACAGACTTTGATCGGATCTGAAGAAACATATATTCAATATCAAATGTTGTCAATTCATTTCGTTTGATAGCATTACCGTCAAGACATGCCATAACTGTATCAAGCACTGCATTCATTATCTGACTAAGGTCTTTCGACTCAGATGCCATTAGTAAAATCTTTTCTTCTTTGACTAAGTAAGGTCTAAACTTCACTTTCTTCTTCAACGATGGAACTGTCAACTCATATTTGGGTGTATCATTTAACGATGGTAATGCCATTATTTAACTTCCTCAATAATTTAATTTAGTGCTTTATTTATTTCTGTAATCTGCGATAGCAGACTTGATTGCGTCTTCTGCTAGGACGGAACAATGTATCTTAACAGGAGGTAATGCTAACTCTTCTGCCAGTTCTGTATTCTTGATTGTGTTTGCTTTATCCAAGGACTGACCAATGACCCATTCAGTAAGCAAACTACTAGAAGCAATAGCAGAACCACAACCATAGGTTTTAAATTTAGCATCTTCTATTATTCCTTCTTCGCTTACTCTTATCTGTAGTCTCATAACATCACCACACGCAGGAGCACCTACCATACCAGTGCCCACGTTCTTGTCATGTTCGTCCATCTTTCCCACGTTTCGGGGATTCTCGTAATGGTCTAGTAACTTCTCACTGTATGCCATATTTAATTTAGTCCTTTGAATATTTTGTTTGTTACTTTACTTGCCGCATTTGTTGATGCCGCACCAGTTGCTGTGATTCCTAACTTGCCCTTATCAGCGGATTCCATATATTCACCGCGCCATGCTTTATATGAGAACTCTACAGTGAACTGACTGATTTCGTTCTGCGATGCATCCGTAAATGTCTCGTACTGTATTGACTTGGGAAATGCACGATCTAGTAACCAATGATAGTTTGCTGAACCGCTTGTGCCCGCATCTACATCAAGATCAAGATTAAGTGAGATAGGACCAATATTAATATCTTTACTGATATTGAATAGAGGTGTAGAGTATCCCTTTTCTAGTTGATATATGTGAACTTGCTGACAGTATGTATCTGCATATCCAGCAACGTATCTTCCTTCGCCCGCATCACCAACACGTTTAATAATTCTGTCCATCCAACTCTCAAAGTATCGTCGTGTTCCCTGATCGTTCATTACTCTGAATGTCATACTGACTTCTGGATTGTTAAACCCATATGCTACTTGCTGTATATCAGCGCCGATCTCTCGTGCAACTGTACTAATCTGTCGTGAGGGAAGTGTAACACTAGTACACATAAAGGACATATCTTTAGGTGACTGTCCATCTATGCGTGGTAAAAGAACGTGATACAAGTTAGGTCTTGCCGCACCTCCTTTAGCACCAAATACACTTTTAAATTCGTCTACGCTACCTGGTCTAAACATTAGATCATACCTCGTGAATCTTTATATACTTGACCCTTGTTGCCCTGGAATTGTGCAGTGGGTAAGAAAGTCGCAATCTCCCATTCAGGAGGTGGCACGTATGCCATACGACCTTCAATCTGAGATGTTAAGTAATGCTTGAAACAAGGTTTAAAGAATCTCATCTTCGCACTTCGCTGTAGCATAGAATATCTAGTCTGGAACTTTGTGGTTTCATCGAATGCTTTATTGTTTGTAACTTTCATTAACTCATCCAGAAATCTTGCTCTTAATGCAATAGGTAAGTAATGAAGATTCAAACCATAGAACCCGCCCTTTGCAGGACCAACAATGATTACTAGAGGAAACGCATCCCAGTATGGAAGTGTTGCTCTGTTCTTAGCATCATAGAAGTACATGTACATATCGCCAATGCCGGTCTTCTGCTTCGCGACATTAGGACCTCGCTGTTCTAGTTCTTCTTCGCGCATTAACGCCCGCCGATTAAGACCGCGCATATTCTGCACCTTGCGTCTAAACCAGTTCTGCGATTCTTTAGTGCGAGGAGTAATACCTGCACGAAACGCTTCTGCTTCTACTTTTTTAAATATTTCACTCATGGTTCTATTTAGTCTTTTTCCTAGAGTATGGTTTCATTTTCTTTAAAGGTTTAATACTTTTCTTTGGTTTCGCTTTCTGAGTTGACTTAGGCATAATACCCATTGCAGTCAATTCATTCTCAGTCCATATAACAAAGTCCCAACCATTATCCTTAGCATATGCTGATGCCGCTTTCCATTTGTTCTGATTCTTTATGTAAGTCAAACCTTCGTTGATGTATCTCTTTGTCTTACGAGAACCTGTAGGTGGTGATAGTTCTTTGTGTGGTTTGATCTCGACCAGAACAGTCTTGCCATTCTTGTATGTCAACTTCAAGTCCATAAAGTATCGATGATACCTCATATCAACCTCATAGAGATACGGTATTACTGTCTCTTCGCTTGACCAGTACTTAATGTCAGAGTTATCGTCTGCCCACATGAAAGCATATTTCTCCCATAGAGAACGATAAACGACCTTATTGTAATCCCCTCTGTACTTTTCGGGGTGTTTAACTTTATATCTTCCAGAATACGCCATAAATATACTTATAAATAACCTCATAGAAACTCTATTTAGTAGGTAAATAAAATGTCATTTGGATCGCAATATAGTACAGTCAACAAATTCACAGCGAAGTCGGCGGCGAAAAATGCTGAAGTAGCGGCAGAAAAAGTGAAGCAGGACAAATTAATTGCTGAATCGGCAAACGATACAAAGAAGGAAGCAGAGATGCTTGCCTCCGCTACTGCCGCCGGCATCCCGCTAAGGAAAGTGGAGAAGACGGTCATTCATGAAGAAGTAGTCACCGAAACTCTCGCAGAAAATCCTTCGGAGTTCGAAGAAAATAAGAAGCGTAATTTTAGATACCCTCTATCAATGCCCGCATCAGGAAAAGGTTATCCCGGAACTATTACATTTGAAGCACACATAGTTGAAGGTGTTGATCTTGCCAAAGAAATGTCTGGCATATATAATCGACTTACTAGAAAGAAGGAAGTGGTTGAAGATGAAAGCGAGGCAGATGAAGAAAACAGACAGTCCATTATAGAGTCCAACAAAACAGCGAATAGCAAAAACAATGCAGAAGAAGCAGGACTACGGAACGACATCACTAACGTGGCAAATTCAGTAAGCAAGACTTTTGAAAATGTTAATGCCCTCAATTCAGTCGGCAGTGTTATATTGCCACTGCAACGTGACTTACGATTCTCGGACAACGTATCATATGAAAGTCCTGCTATCGGTATGATGGGTGCTGGACTAGAAGGCGCGATAGGCGGTAAGAATCCATTTGATGGTGCTACTAACGGTGACGGTACATTTACTACTGCCGCTTCAGCACTTGCCGCACAAGCAGTTGCAAAGGCATCGGGTGCTGGAGTTGGCGCACTAATTGGTAAAATTGCAGGCGGTGCTTTAGGTGGTGCTGTACTTGGTTCTGGTGCTACAGAAGGACTAGGCGATGCTGTCAAGAGTGCTACACGAATTGCGTCTGCTCCTAATCAGAGAACTCTATTCAAAGAAGTACAGATTCGACAGTTTGCTTTCACGTTTAAGTTGATCGCTAACAGTAGTCGTGAGGCAGACGAGATTAAGAACATCATCAGATTCTTCAGACAGGAATTGTATCCTGAGATGTTGACTGTTGGTGATAACAAAGTTCCTATCGCATACAAGTTTCCTAATGTGTTTTCGATAAAGGTTAAGAATCAGTTTGGTGGCGATGCTGCCTCAAAGATACAAAGATGTTATTTACGAGATGTTCAGACATCGTATAATGCTACAGGTAACGGTCTCCTAGAAGATGGTAATTTCATCGAAGTGGACATATCGTTATCGTTTCAAGAAGTTAAAGCACTTGATAAACAAATGGTTGCAGGAGAAAATTATTAATGTCAAACTACTTTGAAAACTTTCCTAGAAATCTCTATCGTTTTGGTGATGGTGAGGATCCCGTTTACTTTCAACGACTGAGCAAGTACGTTGATTTGATTGACCAGGTAAGAGATGATGTTGGAGGATACCTAGAGTACGAGATTCTTGAAGGTGATCGACCCGACACACTAGCACATCGTCTTTACGGTAAGGGCGAGTACGAGTGGACATTCTTCTCAATGAATGAGCGTCTACGTGAGACTGGTTGGCCAATGAAACTTCAAGATGTGTACGAGTATGCACAGACTAAAGCATATAAGAATTACACTTGTAATATCAATCTTGAAGTTGATTCTGCTTCGCTTGCTCTTTATGGTGATTCCGTATCAGGACAACAGATGTTACTTTCTGGTATTGCACCGCTATATGATGTTGGTCAAGCAGTAATACTTGGACAACAACAAGGCATAGTTACTGCTAAGAACTTAGCGGTTGGCGAGATAACAGTTAGAATTGACAGTGCTGTTGGTAATCCCACAAGTCCTCTGAATCAATCTTTCTTGTCATATGGTGATGGCACATCTAATGTACTATCATTAACATCATCTAAGTACGAGTACGAAGGAACACATCACTTCATAGACTCTGCAGGAGATGAGATAGATTATTTTTATACCAATGCTACAGGTAAAATACCAGTAACTAATCTGGAATATTTAATTGCACAGAATCAAGAGTCGAGAAAAATACGTGTTATCAAGAAACAATTCATCGACAAGATTGTAGGCGAACACAAACGTCTAACATCGAGATAATTTATGGCAGAAAATAACTCACAGTATAGTATTCTTGAGGCAGCAATAATCTCTTCATCTGCAACTAGTGAAGACAATATGGTTGACATCAAGAGCAACGTAATAGAACTTCAATTCTGGGAGCATATAGGCAAACCCTATATCGATGCAAGGATTGTGTTCATCGATGATATGGGTTTGAAGGAAGCATTAGGCATTCAGGGTACAGAACGTATTCGTATTGTTATAGGTGATGCACAACATCCCGAAGAACCAGCAATTATCAAATACTTCTACTTTGCTAACATAGCAGAGACAGAGCGATTGAACGAAAGAAGTGAAATGCTATCGGTCAATCTTGTTGAAGAACACGTATATGTGGATGCTGTTAAACAGTTTAGTAGGTCATACACTGCCAATCTCGAAGACATCATAGAGAGTATATGCAATCGTGATTTAGGTAAAGGTGTTGAGAGATGGCGATTTAAGGGATCTGTACAGGGTCAACGAAAGATTATTGTTCCTTACATGAGTCCTATTGCCGCGATACAATGGTTAAAGATTAGAGCGACGACAAAGATTGGTTCACCTATATATCTCTACTCAAGTTTATATCAAGATGAATTGGTCATGTCTGACTTAGATAATCTTTTAAGCGAAGACGTTATCAACGGTGATATGCCATTTAGATACTCAAAGGCACTTCAGGCAAGCGATGATCCTAGACGTAACCTATATGAGATTATAGAATTTAACGAGACTGGGGGTGACAACTCACTATCATTATATGAATCTGGTGCTATCGGTTCACTCTATTCTAATCTGGATGCTGGTACAGGCAACTCGGTTGATGACCACATGACTATACGTGATATCATCGATGAGTTCTATACCAATGGACTTATATCGCCCGAATCAATTCAGTCAATTTACGATCCTACTTTACTTATTGATGGTAAATTGTCTGACGAATATAACTCAATGCATATACATCAAGTGACATCCTCAGGAACATACAATCAGTTTCCTAGTTATCATGACGAAACAACTTTACTTGACGGCAATAATGATATAGTCGAATCAAGATTAAAAGTAAAGAACAAGATTATACGTGCTATAATGAAAAAGAATATGCTAGACATAGGCATGAACGGAACATTCTTTTTTAGCGGATCAGTTGGTGTAGGAAATAAAGTTAGACTTCTTTTCTTGAGTAGTAATGCTGAAGGCGATAATAAAGATTTTGTGGAACAGATAGATATGAGAAAGTCTGGCGATTACTTCATTATAGCAATCAACCACAAATTAACGAGTGAGAAGAATATAACACAACTAAGACTATCTAAACTCGGCGAACTACCGGATGACTTTAAGTTATGAACATTCTAGCACCCATAAAGAAAGAGTTCTACGGCGATGACGCTCGGTGGTTCTTCGGCACAGTGATTAACGCACATCCACCAGCAGGACTTGAAGGTAGAGTTAAAGTACGTATCAACGGTGTACACAGTCCTAGTACTGGTGACATTCCTGAGAAAGATTTGCCTTGGGCACAGATACTCATACCGACTACTGAAGGCGGTGCATCTGGCATTGGACGCATTCCCCAAATCGTACAAGGATCATTCGTGTTCGGTATGTTCATGGATGGTACAACTTCTCAGTTGCCACTTATCATGGGCACATTACCTCGTACAGAATATCCCTCTGCTGTACAGACAGGACGTAGAAACCCCGACGAGAATGCTGTTGACTACACTAAGCGAAGATTACAAAATGTGGTGACACAGAAGTTTAAAGATGATACAATAGAGAAAGCAAGAGTTCCTTTACGTAGACAACAGAGTATGAAGTTCTTTATTGATAACGGTTATGATATAATTCATGCCGCTGCAATTACGGGCGCACTTCAAGGACAGTCTCAGTTTGAAATATATGAAAAATTCTTCTTAGAATCATTTCGTACTCCTAAGTTGGGAATTGCTGGTTGGAAAAAGGTTAGATCAATAGGTAGTCGATATAACAATCTATTGAATTTCGCGGCACAGTTCTCGCCTAGTTCTGATTGGAAGTCTTTCTCTCTGCAACTTCAGTTTGTTCTATATGAATTGAGAACACAATTCGCACAAGAGAACAGTCGATTGATAGCAACAGTAAATATTAAGGATGCAAGTGAAGTGGTGAACAGATACTATCTCAAGAATACTAATACAACTAACAGACTTGCACAACAAGCATATGATGAGGTAATGGTCTAATGTCTAACAGTGATATTCTCAAGGAGAAGGTAGCGAATGCACAGAGTTCTGTTGATACAACGCCTATCACCAATGCAGGTAAAGATGCAGTAAACAACTTAAAGAATCAAGTAGAAACAACTACAGGACAGATAGCGGGTCAAGTAGAAGGTGGTATTCAATCACTGACATCTAAGGTTGATAAGTTTCAGGACAAGTTGAACACAACAACTGTCGAAGGACTAGTTGATGATGGTATTGCTAGTCTCGAAGGAATGGCAACCGATGCTGTGGGTAAACTTGCAACAGAATTTCTAGGAAAGTTCGGTTCATCTGTTAAAGTAACATTCACAGAACCAGATTCTGCGGGTATGGTATATCCTCTGGCAGCATCTCTTGTTCCTCAAGGTGGAATAAGTCCTACTGTCGCATCTATAATAGCATTGATTACTGGTCTAGGAATTGATACTGGTAGTCTACAGAAAGCAGTAGTCGATGGCAGTCCTAAAGGTCTCTTGGCCGCAAGCGAAGGATTAGTCGGTCAGATTGGTGCTTTCAGTGGTGCTGAAGCAATCGCAAAACTAACAGAAACCGCTGTCAACTCAGTAACCGATGTACTCAAAGACGCGACAACTGGTGTATTAAGTCAAGTTTTAGATGCTGGTGATAATGTTCTTAATAGTATCAACAAGAACTTATCGTTTCCAAGTGGTTGGGATTCGAACGGCGAAGCAACTGCATACACTACTGTTACAGGAGCAATGGAAAATAACGACAGTGCATTCAATCAATCCATGGCACAGTTATCTGGTTCGATAACAGACTTGAGAGCAACAGTAACTAGCGCACAAGAGATTAAAGCAAACAAAGCAGGCGAAATATCTGATCTAGCAAATCTATCTGGCGGTAAAGACGGAAAGACTGTTCAAGCAGATGTTGATAAAGGTGCTGAATATCGATCACTGTACGACAAGAAAGGTAGTGAGTATCGTACTCTTGTTAAAACAAAGATTGCAAATGACTCTAAGCGTGGTGTCATTCAAGGACTCAATCAAGAGACTCTAAAGAATATTAATAAAGAGTTCTATGAATTCACCTTTCCTAGAAGCATGTCAAAAGAAGAGATTACTGAAATCGTTGATCTATGTCAGGGAGATGCTGCCGAGTTCTCTGATGCTGTTCGAAGAATGTTTGAGATAACAGGTAAAGAACACGCACTGATTAAAACTTTTCTGAAGACTATTGATACGACTATCTTTAGTGCAACTGCTCCTATATTATCAGATAAAGTATTTGGTACTCCTTATGTTATAGGATCATTCAGAGAGTCCTGGAAACAGGGAGCAGGTGATCCGTCATTCCCTTACATATCATCTCGTGAAGAACTTCAGGCAGAGTTGAAAAATCTTAGTCGAGAAGTCACTGAGGTTGTTACTCACTGGACAGAGACACACACGAACAAGAATATCGGGTCTGAAGAGATTAATAAATACCACATTGCCGCTGGACTAGATGGTATCGGTTATCATTATGTTATCAGAAGAGATGGTTCATTGCAACGAGGACGTCCACTTAATATTGAAGGACAACATTCTCCTAATAACAATCATGATAAGCGAAGCATAGGAATAGTATTTGTTGGTGGTATTAACGTACCGAGTGAAACACCCAACAGCGAAAACTTTCTATCTGCTCAGTCATTGACCAGAAGTCAAGTCAATACATTCGACCACTTCTGTCGTGCAACATATAATATATTACCTGGCGCACAGATCGTGGGACACAGTAACATCGACGAAGACGAGTTTGATCCAGGGTTTGATGTTATCAGTTATGTTAGATCAAACTTTGGTAAGAAGAGTAAGTTCACAACTCCGCTCACTCAAGTACCCTTTACAATAGATGAGTTATTAACAAATGACAAATAAACTAGACAATCTTGACGCACGAACAAAGTTTGTTGGTGAAGGTCAGGAAGCAAGTGTGGGTGTTCCGAAAGACGGGTTTGCTGATGCGTCTGGTGAGTTTCCTAATCGCGAATACTTCTTTGGTAGTAGTATAAACAAGGCAGCAAAAGGCGAAAAG